ATTGACCATAATCCTGTTGTAATTCAATTTCCTATAGAGAAAAAACAATTTACATTAGAAACAAGTTATTTTATTGAGCCCGATTTACAGGCTACTGTTTGTTTAAGACCATCTGATCCTGAAATATCAGATTACCTTGCAAGCAATTTTACTTTTCCTAATGAGCAAGCTGCATTAGATGAAATTTATGAATTAGCTATTACTCAGAGACCTATCTTATTTGAGATGTTTCAAGCTATGGATAATGTTCCTATAGAAGTAAGAGATACGTATTTTTTATAGGTTTAGTTTAAAATTTTTTGTATATTATTATATACATTTTATAAACTTATTAAACATGGATTCAAGTACACTAACAATTGTAATATTTATAGCAGCAACAATAGTTACTGTTTTTGGTTTCTTTTTAAAGAATGCTTATAATGATACAAGAAAAGACATTGAAGTTTTATTACTTGGTGCTAGACATCAAGCAGAAGAACTTGGTAAATTAAAAGGAAAGATTGAACTTGTAGAACAAGAAGCAAGACTTAAATATCAAGCAATCCAAGAACAAACACAGTTAGAGATAAAGAATCTTGCAAGAAATGTAAGTGAGCTTTCAGATGCTGTAAGGCAATTTGTAATCAATAAATAAACATATGAAAGAGTTAAGTTTAAAAGAAAGATTTAAAGCACCTACCCCTAAGTTCTGGAAGAAAGTACAAAGAATTGGTTTAGGTTTAACAGCTGTAGGAACATTTGTAGCAACTGCTCCAATTTCTTTACCAGCTACATTAATAGCTATTGGAGGCTATGCTGCCTTTGGAGGAGGTTTGATAGCAATGCTATCACAATTAACTGTTGACACTCCAACAATAGAAATAAAATAGAATTTTATGATTAATGTAAGAACATATAATGATGTACAACTTTTAAATAAAGTTAAGTCATTAAAATCATTTACAGCTCTCCCAAAAGGATATTGGATACTGGGTATAAGATCAAATGAAGATGCACCAAACAAATTTGATGATAAATTTTATTTGTTTAATGAAGCTTCTTTTGTTGGTGTTACATCTGGTACAACAAATCCTGGTACTCCAATTTTAGAAGGTGGTTTTCTTAAATACAACAAAGCAGGAGCAGCAATAGTTAAATCAGATGAATGGTATTATGATGTGTGGACTTATGGTTTACACATGGGTAAGATGCCTGCATTAAAGCAAGTAGGAAACTTTATTGTTTTTCGTGATGGAGATATGGATGAAAAATCAGAAGAAATTGGGATTCCTATTAAAGGTTCTGGTTATGGTATTAACTTTCATGCTGCTACTTATGACAATAACTTTAAAGGCTTGCAGGAAAACATTGGAAGTTGGTCTGCTGGTTGTCAGGTTGTTAATAACAAGCAAAAACATTTAGAATGGATCAAATTATTAAAACCTCAGAAAAAAATTACTTATGTTTTATTAAATGAATTTGAAGTATGAAATTTAGAAACAATTGGAAATCCCCAACTAAACAGTGGGATAAATTAATTTTAAAATTAAGACTATCAAGTCTTGATTTATTTAGTGTAGAGATAGATGTTACTAGAGTGTTTTATTCACTTACAATATTAAATTTTACAATTAAGAATAGGTAATACTCATTACCGTAACACACATTACTATAATCCAGGTGCTCTAAGTATCTGGATTTTTTAATTTAAACATCAGAGATTTAAACTTTATTAGTATCTTTGTTTAAACTTAAAAAGTATAAACTATGTCAAACCAACATGAAGAGCAAGAATTAACTCAAGAGGAGTTAGCTGCAAGAAAAGAAGAAATGAAAGCATTCTATGATGATTCATTACCTTATTTAGAATCACAAAGTAAGTATGAAAAGTTCTTAACTGAAATTGAGGAAGCAAGATTTAGAAGAGCAACTATTCAAATCCAGTGGGCTAATATTATGGCAGCTCAGCAAGAGCAAGATACTAGTGACCGTGAGGATGAACCTGAAGAAAAGAAAGAGGAAAAAGAAACTGCGGAACAAACTTCTCCTACAGCAGAAAGAAAACTTAAAAGATCATAAGTATGGCAACAGTTAACCAAGTTCAGAAAAAGGTTAAGATGCCTAAGTGGGATGTGGTTAAATTTCAGATACTAACTCATTGCTATATTAACCGTATAGTGATGAGTGAATCTGATCTAAACTGTTTAACTCTATTAAGTTTTAACCAACCAATAGAGCTTACTCATTTTTGTTATGATGCATCTTCTGATGAAGACTGGATATTCAAGTCTCCACAAACTGTTAGAAATTGCATAAACAAAGCTGAGAAGAATGGATTGATAGTAAAAGATCCAAGTAATAAAAAACAAGTGATGTTAAATCCAGCATTGAAAATACAAACAGCAGGTACCATTTTACTTGATTATAAATTATTAGGTTATGAATCCGAAGAAAGCAGTCAGCCTCTATAAAACAATTTCTGAGGAATTAGAAGTTGATCATAATTTAGTAGAAGACTTAATTGAATATGTATATAAAACATTAAGGAAAAATCTTACTAACTTATCCCATCCTAGAATTAATGTAGATGGTTTAGGGCAATTTGTTGCTAAACCATATGCTGTTAAAAAAGGTATTGAAACTATTGAAACAAAATTAATCACACATGATACATCTACATTTGCTGCATATCAACATAAAAAAGTTTTAGAAATAAAAGTTGAAGCTATGAAGAATCTACATGAGATGATTGTTAAAGAAGAAGAAAGAAAAATTAACTTTAAAAAATCTAAAGATGAAACCAAACTTAAAGGAGATTTGGAAGAATAGAACCCAAATCATGGAAGGTGTTAAGAATTCCATTATAAGAGATAGATTTGTTGAGGAGATAGCTGCAGCTAGAATGCAACATTGTAATGCCTGTGTAAGAAAAGATGATAAAGGTGATTCTTGTGCTTTAACAGGATCACAACCATGTTGTCAATTATGTGGATGTTCATTAAAATTTAAAGTAAGATCTCTTTCATCAGACTGTCCTGATTTAAAATGGAAAGCTGTAGTATCAGAAGAAGATGAAGACAAACTAGATAAACTTAAATAAGATGAGTATATACTTTAGTGCAACAGATCATACTTATAAAAGCTTAACAGCTGAAGATAAACTCAATTGGATAAGTGTAACAACATTAGTTGCTCACTTTAAAAAACCTTTTGATGCTAAGTCTATTGCTGCAAAAGTTTCTAAGAATAAAAGATCTAAATGGTTTGGTATTGATCCAAAGAAAATACAAGAGATTTGGGAAACTGAATCTGAAAGAGCTGTTACTATGGGAACATATTACCACAACCAGAGAGAAGCAGATCTTTGTGCATTATCATCTCTTGAAGTTGACGGGAAGAACATACCAATTTTCATTCCTAATGAAACAACAGAAAGTGGTATAAAACTTGCACCAAGTCAGAAGCTAGAAGAAGGAGTGTATCCTGAACATATGGTATATCTTAAATCTGCAGGTATCTGTGGTCAATCAGATTTAGTTGAAGTGGTGAATGGTAAAATAAACATCATTGACTATAAAGGTTTAGCTTTAGATACTCCTATACCAACAATTAAAGGTTTTAAATTTATAAAAGATATTCAGATAGGGGATATCATATATGATGGTAACGGAAAACCTACTAAAGTAGAACATGTTTCTGAAATACATCATAACCCTTGTTATAAAATTAAATTTAATACTAATGATGAATTAATTTGTGATCATGAACATAAATGGTTAATAACAGAAAGAATAACTAAAGGTGTATATAATACAAAATCTTATACAGTGTCTTATATTGAAAAAGAATATACAACTGAACAGTTATTACATAAAAAAAATAAAAATGAAATACTAAGAATTTCTTGTACAAGTATTGAAAATAAATTTAAAGAATTACCGCTTGATCCATATGTATTAGGTTTATGGTTAGGTGATGGTTCAAAACAGTGTGGAGCTTTAACTAATATGAATAATGATACATGGTTAGAAATTGAACGTAGAGGTTATGTTTTAGGAAAAGATATATCTAAAGGTGGTTGTGGTAAAGCACAAACTAAAACTATATTAGATATATATCCAATATTAAAAAAATTAAATCTTATTGATAATAAACATTTACCTGAATTATATTTAACAGCATCTTATACCCAAAGATTGGATTTGTTAAGAGGTTTAATGGATTCAGATGGTCATTATAATAGTAAAAGAAAGTCATGTGTAGTTAATACAACACAAAAATGGCAAGCAGAAGCTGTTGTTCAAATAGCTAGTAGTTTAGGTATTAAAGCTACATTACATTATACTTATACAACATATAATAAAATAAAAAAACCTGCCTATCATGCTACATTTAGAATTGATACATTTAGTCCTTTTTTAACAAGAAATAAAGATATACATTTAGACATGAAATCTTTTAATAAATATACTAGAGACAGTTATAGATTGATTAAATCAATTGAATTAATACCGACTGTTGCTACTAAATGCTTATCAGTAAAAAGTAAAACACATAGTTATTTAGCAGGAAAAAATTATATTAAAACTCATAATACAAACAAAGAGATCAAGAAAGAATCTTTTGTAAACTGGGAAGGAGCTTCAGATAAATTACAATTTCCATTAGATGGTTTAGATGATTGTAACTTTAATCACTATGCAATTCAATTAAGTATCTACATGTATATTATGCTTAAACATAATCCTAAATTGAAACCAGGAAAAATGTTTATTCACCATGTTTTATTTGAAGTAGAGTCTGAAGATGAGTATGGTTATCCAGTTATTAAACTAGATCACAATGGAGATCCTGTAATAAAAGATGTAATTCCCATGGTAATTCCGTATCTTGTAGATGAGGTTAATGCTTTAATGCATTATATCAAAGACAACAAAATAGTAATTAAAAAGAAATAATATGAAATTTTATCAAATAAGACATTATGATAGAGACTATCCTGGAAGAACAATTATATTAGGTTATTCAGGTATAGTCTTATTTAGATATAAAGGTAAATTACTTGTAAAGCTTAAACCTAATAAAAAGTTAGATGCAAACTTTCAAAAAGCAAATGAACTACACTTAGATAAAGGTTATATTGTATGTTTTAATAATCATTTATTATTTACACCGTATATTGCTACTGGATTTATTGATGCCTTTAAACACTTGTTTAATATAAAAGTTAAAACAAAAAATAAACCTGAAAACCCATTTGTATGATAGTAAGATTATTTGATGTTCAAAATGGCACTGTGATTCCTACAGAACATTGTTATACACTGAAAGCTTTAAAAGATATCATGGATAATTATCCGGATGATTACTTAAAGATATATCAGTACTTGTTTTACATGACATGTCCTAATCCGGATATGAATCCATTTTTCTATACACCTGAAGTAGATAAAGAATCTTTAATTCTTCAAGAGATAGAAGCAGAATTTTCTACTGAAGATGATGACATTGCTATTGGTTTGCTATTCTGTCAAAGAATGTATGAAACACCAACATCAAGAGCATATAAAGGTATTGCATCTATGTTAGATAGATTGGCAAAGTTTATGGAAACATCAACACTTACTACAGGTAGGGACGGTAACATGAATTCTATTATTGCTGCAGCTAAAAGTTTTAATGATATCAGAGCTTCATTTAAAGGAGTCTACAAAGATTTGCAAGAAGAACAATCCAGCAAAGTAAGAGGTGGAATTGGATTGTCGTATGATAGTTAACTAACTAATAATGAGAGAAATATATCAAGACATACCTACATGGGATAATGGTACATGGACTTCTACTGACTTTAACTCCAGAGAAGAATTCTATGATTACTTACTAACCAATGTTTTTAAAGAACCTGGTAAGTATGAGTTTAATGATACTACCACAAGTTTATTTACACAAGAGTCTGCAAAGTTTAATAAAGACAAAGTTTACTGTACAGCTCCTTTTAAATCCAAAGATTTTATAAGTTATTGGGATGATCAGAAAGCAAAGTGCAGAAGAGGGCTCTTAATTAAAGAAAAAGGTAAAGTCTGGTATATGACCAGAGACTACTACATGTGGTTGAACTTCTTACCTATCTTCAACAAAGAAATTCAAAAGTTTGGTTTTGCTGATATCAGGGATGCTCAATATCACATGGCTCTATATGAGATACTAGCAGAATTAAATTATAAGCATGTAGCTATTCTAAAGAAAAGACAGATAGCATCTTCATATTACCATATGGCAAAGTTGATTAATCAGCAATGGTTTGAAGAAGGGGTTACTTTAAAGATTGGTGCCAGTCTTAAAGATTACATCAATGAGAAAGGTTCTTGGAAATTTCTTCAAGAATATGCAGCTTTCCTTAATGAGCACACAGCATGGTATAGACCTATGTCTCCAGACAAGGTAATGATGTGGCAACAGAAGATTGAGGTAAGAAGGGGGGATAGAAAAACAGAAGTAGGTCTTAAAGGTACTATTCAAGGTATGTCATTTGAGAAAGATCCAACAAATGGTGTAGGGGGTCCGGTTAAATACTTCTTTCATGAAGAAGCAGGGATTGCTCCAAGGATGGATAATACTTATGAGTATATGCGCCCAGCAATGAGATCTGGTTTAACTACTACTGGTGTATTTATAGCAGCAGGATCTGTAGGGGATTTATCTCAGTGTGAACCATTGAGAAAAATGATTCTGTATCCAAAGGAAAATGATATCTATTCTGTAGAAACAGACTTACTAGATAATAAAGGTTCTGTAGGAAGATCCGGGTTATTCATTCCTGAACAATGGTCTATGCCACCATACATTGATAACTTTGGTAATTCAAAAGTACAAGAAGCATTAGAAGCACTAGATGATCAGTTTGAGAAATGGAAAAAAGAACTTGCTCCGGAAACTTACCAGTTAAGGATTTCTCAGCATCCTAGAAACATTGAAGAAGCTTTTGCTAACAGAACTATATCTAAGTTCCCAATGCATCTTGTAACAGCACAACAAAGAAGAATTGAAGATAAAGAATATGCTTATGAATTCTTAGATTTAGGCAGAGATGCCAACGGTAAAATACTTCCTGAGCACAGTAACAAAAGACCCATTACAGAATTTCCAATTACAAAAAATACTGAAGATAAAACAGGAGTTCTTGTAGTATGGGAAAGACCGGTAGAGAATCCTAGCTTTGGTATGTACTATGCAAGTATTGACCCCGTGGCTGAAGGTAAAACAACTACATCTGAATCTTTATGTTCTATCTATATTATGAAAGCTCCTGTAGAAGTAACAAAGGTTACCGGTATAGAAACTGAAACATACATAGAACCAGATAAGATTGTAGCTGCATGGTGCGGAAGGTTTGATGATATTAATAAAACACATCAGAGATTAGAAACAATTATTGAATGGTATAATGCCTGGACAGTAATTGAGAATAACATCTCATTATTTATTCAGTATATGATCTCTAGAAAGAAGCAGAAGTACTTAGTACCAAAAAGTCAAATAATGTTCTTAAAAGACCTGGGATCTAATAATTCAGTGTATCAGGAGTATGGTTGGAAGAATACAGGAACATTATTTAAAGCTCACTTACTGAGTTATGCTATTGAGTACACAAAAGAAGAACTTGATGTTGAAACTAAATCTGATGGTACTATTGTAAGAACTAAATATGGTATTGAAAGAATACCTGATATCATGTTATTAAAAGAAATGGCTGCATATTCAGATGGAGTCAATGTGGATAGACTTGTTGCTTTTTGTGCAATGGTTGCTTTCATGAGAATTCAGCAAGCTAATAGAGGTTATTCTAAAAGAGTTATCATGGATGATACGGCTAAAAACTTGCAAAAGTCAGAAAATTTGTATAAATTAAGTAGTAGTCCTTTCCGTCATATGGGTAGGAGTGCAGGTAGTTCATCAGGAGGAAAGAATATAAATAGATCTCCATTTAAAAATATAAGATAGTTATGCCTTATTTATACAGACATATTAGGTTGGATACTAATTTACCATTTTATATTGGTATAGGTTCTGAATTAAATTTTGGTAGAGCTTATGATAAAACAGAAAGAAGTAAGCACTGGAAGAACATTACAAATAAAACTGCTTATAAAATTGAAATAGTATTTGATGATTTAACTTGGGAAGAAGCTTGTCAAAAAGAAATAGAATTTATAAATCTTTATGGAAGACTTGATTTAAGTACAGGGAGTTTGTGTAACTTTACTAATGGTGGTGAAGGCGCTTTTGGTAGAAAGGTGTCTGAAGAAACAAGGCTCAAGATATCAAAAAGTGTTTCTGGAAAAAATCATGGTATGTATGGTAAAACACATACACCAGAAGCAATAAATAAAATAATAAACACAGCTAGTAAAAAAGTATTAGATGTAGTTAATAATATTGAATATAACTCAATAAAAGAAGCAGCACTTGCTAATGATATTAGACCGAATACATTGACAAGAAAACTATCAGGAATAAGAAATAATAATACTAATTTTATATTAATATAACATGCAAGTTTATAACGCTTTAGATTTAAAAAATGGTAAAAAAACTAAACATAATAGGATGGGATCAATCACCCAGCCTCTTCAGTTTATACCCCGTGTAGAAAAGGATGAAGAGTGGGCTGCATGGTGTCTTGATTGGCTTGAATGGAACGGCTTAAAGCAAATCCGTAGAAATGCGCGCAGACTTATGAAGAACTATAAGCTTGCAAAAGGTATTATAGATAAGTCAGATTATATAGTTGAAGAAAACAATGAGATGAGAGATATTGTTGATGTATTAACTAGAGAAGACTGGTCTGCCTTAGAGTTAAAATTCTATCCAATTATCCCAAATGTTATTAATGTTCTTGTAGCTGAATTTGCTAAAAGATCTACCAAACTTACTTACAGAGCTATTGATGAATTCTCATATAATGAGATGATGGAGCAAAAAAGAAAGATGGTTGAAGATACATTAATGGCTGAAGCAAGTACTCAAATACAAGCTGCTTTAATGGAACAAGGTATGAACCCAGAATCTCCTGAAGCACAACAACAACTAGCGCCAGAAAATTTAAAATCATTACCACAAATTGAGCAGTTCTTTAAGAAGGATTACAAATCACTTGTAGAACAATGGGCTTCTCATCAACATAAAGTAGACGTAGAAAGATTCCATATGGATGAACTTGAAGAAAGAGGTTTCCGTGATATGCTTATTACAGATAGAGAGTTCTGGCATTTCAGAATGATGGAAGATGATTATGATGTAGAACTTTGGAATCCACCTGTAACTTTCTATCACAAATCTCCAGATGCAAGATATATTTCTCAAGGTAACTGGGTAGGTAAAGTAGATATGTTAACTGTTGCTGATGTAATTGATAAGTACGGATATGTTCTTACAGCAGAACAACATGAAGCATTAGAAGCTGTTTATCCAATCAGATCTGCAGGTTATGCAATAGGAGGTCAAAATGATGGTACATTCTATGATGCTACTAAGTCACATGAGTGGAATACTAACATGCCTTCATTAGCATACAGACAGTATACCACAATGATGGCTGGATCTGTATATGATGGTGGAGATATTATTAATCAGATTCTTTCTGAAGGTGAAGATTACTATGACCAAGGTACTGCTTATTTATTAAGAGTAACAACAGGTTACTGGAAGTCTCAAAGAAAAGTTGGACACTTGACTAAAGTAAAAGACAATGGTGAAGTTATCAATGAAATCATTACTGAAGATTATAAAGTAACTGACAATCCAATTTATGATACAAGATTATTTAAGAATAAAACTAAAGAGAATCTTGTATATGGGGAACATATTGACTGGATATGGATTAATGAAGTTTGGGGTGGTGTAAAAATTGGACCAAATATTCCTTCATTCTGGGGTATGAATAATCCTGGTGGTTTCTCTCCAATCTATATTGGTGTAGATAAAAACCATATTGGACCTTTAAGATTTCAATTTAAAGGAGACAATAGTTTATATGGATGTAAGCTTCCTGTAGAAGGAGCAGTATTCTCTGATAGAAATACAAAGTCTACTGCATTACTAGACTTAATGAAACCATATCAGATTGGATACAATATTGTAAATAATCAGATTGCAGATATACTAGTAGATGAGTTAGGAACAGTAATCTTACTTGATCAGAATTCATTACCAAGACATTCAATGGGTGAAGACTGGGGTAAGAATAACTTAGCAAAAGCCTATGTGGCAATGAAGAATTTCCAGATGCTTCCATTGGATACATCAATAAGCAATACAGAAAACCCTCTTAACTTCCAGCACTTTCAAAAACTAGATCTTTCACAAACAGAAAGGTTAATGTCAAGAATTAAATTAGCTGAGCACTTTAAGCAACAAGCTTATGATGTAATTGGTGTTAATCCTCAAAGGATGGGTCAACAGTTATCACAAATGACTGCTACTGGAGTTGAGCAAGCTGCTTCAGCATCTTATGCTCAGACAGAAATATTCTTTATGCAACACTGTGATTACTTAATGCCTCGCGTGCATACCATGAGAACAGATCTTGCACAGTACTATCACTCAACAAAACCATCAGCTAGACTTTCATACATGACTTCTGATGATGAGAAAGTAAACTTTGAAATAAATGGTACAGATTTATTAATGAGAGATCTTAATATCTTTTGTAGTACCACAGCAAATCATAGAGCCGTCCTAGAGCAATTAAAACAAATGGCTATGACTAATAATACTACTGGTGCAACAATATATGATTTAGGGAAACTTGTGCAAGCAGATACAGTATCTGAAGTAAATAATACTCTTAAAGCTGCAGAAGAAAAACAACAACAACAAAAACAACAAGAGCAACAGCAACAACAACAAATGCAACAACAACAAATTGAATCTCAAGAAAAACAAAAGAAAATGGAACTTGATGCTCAAGAGTTAAGAGATGAGAAGAATAGACAAAGAGATATTCTTGTTGCTGAGATTAGAGCTGCTGGTATGGGATCTATGGTAGATTTAAATGAGAACAAACAATCTGACTACTTAGATGCTATGAAAGATATTAAAGATTCAGAACAATTCCAAGATCAGATGAATCTACAAAGAGAAAAAGAAGTAAATAGAATGAATAATGATTCTACAAAAGCTCAAATTGAAAGAGAAAAAATACAAGCTCAGAAAGAAATAGCAGATAAACAACTAGCAATTGCAAGAGAAAATAAAACAAAAAGTGAATTAAAAGCAGATAAAAAAATATGATAACTTATATTTATAAGAAGAAAAGAATAGGGTTAGCTATATAGTGCCCAAAAATTTTTAAGAGTGTTTAAATTTTTCAAGTTTATTGCGTATATTAAATTATAAACTAAAACCAACAAGATGAATAAAGAAGCAACTAATCTTGAAGATCAAATTCAAGACTCTACAACGGTAGAACAAGTTGATGTTAACATTGATGAACTATTTGGTAATCCAGGAGCTGCAAACATCATGACACCAGAAGATGGTAAAGCAGAGGAAAAACCAAAAACTATGTTCAGTGCTGAAAACATTGACACCTCGTTCCTTGACAATAAACCTACAACAGCTCAAGAAAAAGCTCAAGCTGTAGAAGACAAAGCAGAAGTTGAAGAAACTATTGCTGAGTTAGATAATCTTATTAGTCAGAATGAAGAAGCTAGTACTAAGAATGGAAGACCAAAAGTAGATAAAGATGGTCTTTATGATCTAGCTCAAAAGATGATTGAGGAAGGTACACTTATTCCTTTTGATGATGATAAATCATTAGAAGAGTATAGTACTAAAGACTTCAGAGAATTGTTTGAAGCAAACTTCCAAGAAAGAGAAAATGCTGTAAAAGCAAAAGTTCCTAAAGAATTTTTTAATGCTCTTCCTGAAGAACTTCAAATTGCGGCTAAGTATGTAGCTGATGGTGGACAAGATTTAAAAGGTCTTTTCAGAACTCTTGCTCATGTAGAAGAGATCATTGATTTAGATCCTACTAATGAACATGACCAAGAAGAAATTGCTAGACAATATCTTTGGGCTACTAACTTTGGAAATGCTGAAGAAATTGAATCAGAGATTCAAGACTGGGCAGACATGAATAAGCTTGAACAAAAAGCTAATCAGTTTAAACCTAAGTTGGACAGAATGCAAGAAGAAATTGTTGCAAGACAATTAGCTGAGCAAGAGCATAAAAAAGAACAACAATCAAAACAAGCAAAAGCTTATACAGATAGTGTATACAATACACTTGCGGCAGGAGAGATTGCGGGAGTTAAACTTGATAAGAAAACACAAAGTGTTCTTTACTCAGGATTAGTACAACCAAACTATCCTTCTATATCTGGTAAGAACACAAACTTGTTAGGGCACTTGTTAGAGAAGTATCAGTTTGTTGAACCTAATCATGGTTTAATTGCTGAAGCACTTTGGTTACTTCAAGATCCAGAAGGATACAGAAGTAGAATAAAAGAACAAGGTTCTAAAGCTGCTGTAGAAAAAACAGTAAGAAGCTTAAAAACTGAAGAGTCTAGAAAATTATCTAGTTCTTCAACTAATACCGGTTTAGGAGAAGATAGACCTTCTAACAAACCACAAAAAACAATACAGCGTCAGAATACTAATATTTTCAGACGTACTTTTTAACTAGTAACTAATAAATAAATATAAATGGCAACTCCAGTTTTAAACAATGGTATATTTCTGCGTGATACTGCATATAATGCAAGTTCACATGTGGATTCTTACCACTTAGTAAACATGTTGAAAGATGCTCAACCAATGGATTTAGGTCCGGTTGACTTATGGGCTATGTCCCAAAAAGTTGAAATGCCTTTGTACCAAATGTCATCTTTCGGTGGAAAGAATGTAATTATGGTAGACAATGCAAGAGGTGAATATAGATGGCAGACTCCTGTATCTATTGATCTTCCTTACATTATTGAAGACATTGAACCGGATAATGAATTCAAAGGTATTGAGGGTTCAACTTTCAGAATTAAATTAAACAGACGTGAGTTTGGACATGGTGATATGTTCACCTATGACAAATACAACGGTGTTGAACTTTATGTAACAGCTGAAGATATCTTACCTGTAGGTGATGGATTTATCTATACCGTACAGTTAGTAAACAATGATAACTTCAAGTTCTTGGATAACAAGTACTTAGCTAATGGTACTAAAGTATTCCGTAAAGGTTC